TAGAATAATATTGTGTTCAATATTATCAATGATGTTCTCTATAAGAAAACTGGTGACCAGTTACATAATATAGATGCTGAAACGGAATTTGTTCCGTTTATGATTGCACGGTGGGCTTCAATGCATTCACCGGAATGTGCTACTATTATTAATAGTACCACAAACAGACTTTGGTCTATTTGTCAAACTAAACAAGAATGGTATAGTTTGTACTTAAATGTTTTACCAAAAGTAAAATTTAAGCGAATCGAATATATTAAAAAACCTAAAGTGGAGAAGGATAAAAAAGAAGATCTGGAAGCTATTGTGTTTTTAGCTCGGCGTCTTGAATTATCTGTTCGCGAGGTTAAATATTACGTCGATCAAGAACAAATTGATTTGGCTCCTATTAAAAAAGCTTTAAAATAACATGAAAGAAACTATTAATTCTGAAGAAGATATGAAAAAAGATATGTCCACTGATAATGTGGGCGGTCTAATGCAATTGGACAGCTATAAAGGTAGTTCAATGAATCTTGATGGTTATAAAATTTCTCGTGTATTAGATGATATCTTAATGGTTCAATATTTGGACACTGATACAGGATCTGAAGTTAAGAGGGGTGGTATATTTATTCCAATGAATGTCTTAGGACAGAACCAAGTGTGGCGTATTGGTAAGGTTCTTCTTGCAGGACCGAGATGTTCAATTAAAGTTGGTGAACGTATCGTATTTCCAAACGATAAAGGAATTACTGTTTCCAAGATGGGTGATATGAAAAATTTAGTATTCCTTAATGAAGACCGCATCTTTGGTGTCATCGAAGAAGTTGCATAATATATTCATATCTGTATATATCTATGTATCTGGTGTATCATATTTGATATGTGAAAGTATTAGACTATCACTATATTATGATACAGGTTGTGATAATATAGAACCAATTATATTAGAAGAAGAACATCCACCAGGATGGATGATAACAAAAAATAAATGAGAGTTGGTAGAGCAGCACTAGAAGCGATATTAAAAGGTAATGTAGCAGAAATTACCTTTTTACGTCGCACTCCAGGTCCTTCAGACATTCGTCGCATGTTGTGTACACTTGACATGCGATTATTAAATTCAAATGAAGGTCGTGTCGCTCTTAATTTTCGACCAGCACAACATCCCGCACCATATAACCCTAAAGCATATAATCTGTTGGTGGTTTGGGATATTTTTATGCAAGACTATAGAGCAATTAGTATGGATAATTGTCAATTAGTACAAGCAATAAAATCAACACCACCTGATGATTTTTGGGCTTTCTTTAATAATACATTATCAAAGATGACACCAGAACAGAAAATCAGATTTATGCAAAACATCAAATGATTGACCATATAGAAGAGATTCTCAAAAGCCTTTTACAAAAAAATATCGAGATTGTTTTAAAAAACAAAACGATTAAACGTGGTAGATTGATTATCTTTCGTCACATAGGATGTTTTATAAGATTAGAGATCCAGACAGCAACAAAACAAGATCATATAGAAATTCCGTTTCCGTATGTCATCGAATCTAAACCAGGTTTACAACAATTTATTTTTGATTATCGTTTAATATCATTAGCAGATGGTGATATGTGTACGTTCAAAATGTTGCAGAATCAAAAACAGGTAAGAGAAAATAAATATTACGATCGTATTTTGACAATAAATGTTACCAAATGAAGAAACTCAATACAGCAGGAAATATAGTAGAGACAAAAACTTTTTTTAGTATTTTTAGTGGTATTATATATGAAGTACCTGCAGATTATGCTAATAGTGTAGATGAAGGTCAATTCCCTCTTATATCAAAACCTAAAAGTAGTTGCAAATGCTATGGAAGAGGTTATGAATCTTTTGATAAAAAGCAAAATACATACAATATGTGTTCTTGTATGCGGAAATGTATTGACCCAACATTTGTGCCTAAAGAAATACGCGTGCCAATCGAAAAGTTTGTGTGATTAAGTTGTTATACAGCGTATAATAACGCGATGCATATCTCTCAAAACGTAGAGAGTTTATTTCCTACAGGATTTACACCTCGTGAAGCGCAAATTATTATTTTGCGCCAAATTCGCGAAGCTATCAATAATGGTAAAAAATTTATCATTGTTCAAGCTCCTACAGGGTCTGGAAAATCTTTTATATCAAAAACTCTAGCTAATGGTTGTAATGACGTTGATCCAATATTTGAACGATTGGTAAATTCATATGATGCATATAATATGGCAAACATGCCAGAAGTTCTTGCAACTAGACCACATGGTGCATTTGCTTTAACAACGACTAAACAACTACAGAATCAGTATGTTGAGTTGTTTTCAGACTGTAAGCCGTTAAAAGGTAAAGTAAATTATCAATGCGCTGTTGATACAGAATTTTGTGTAAATTTAGCTCCTTGTACTATTGCTTCATCTTTAAAAAAGGAATGTTGGAATACAAATAAATGTCCGTATTATAATGCTCGCAATAAAGCACTAACGGGTAAATTTAGTGTGTTAAACTATAGTATGTTTTTTAGTTTACCAGATTGTGTAAAGCGTCGTGATATAATCATTTGTGACGAAGCCTCTGAATTGGAGAGTGAATTGGTTAATAACTTTTCTTGTGAAATTGTATATAAGAAGTTGGCTGCGTTAAAAATTGATTATCCAAAATTAATTGATGATAATCATGAAAAGGCGTACGCATGGTTATCTAATCTATTTGAAGTTGTTGAAGAATCTCTTGCAGCCAATACAAAGACTCGATATATTAATATCAAGAAATGGGATACTGCACGACAGCTTGTGTTAACCGAAATGAAGGAAGCCATTAAGCGTACATTAGGTACATGGTCAAATGTACATTATGTTATCGAGCGTGACGGTGATCAAGCAAAATTTATTCCTTTTAAGGTTAGCCCGCTAGCAGCAGAATTGTTTGATCATGCCGAACATTATATTTTGATGAGTGCCACAATTGTTAATCCTAAAAATTTCGCAAAGAGTTTAGGCATTAAGGATTATGTATACATTGAGGTGCCATCAGCATTTGAATCAAGTAAATCACCCATATATTGTAGCAGCAAATATCCGTTATCATATGCTAAGATGAAAGAATATTTGCCGAAGGTCATAGAACAAATTGTCCAATTGTCCAAAATTCATGAAGGTGAAAAGGGTATTATTCATACACATTCATTTGATATAACTCAGGCAGTTCAGCGTAAACTAAACGGCTCACGGTTTTTATATAGAGAAGAAGGTTCAACAAACGAAGATATTGTTAAAGAACATATCATGCGAAAGGATGCAACGGTATTAATATCACCTAGTTTGACAATGGGTATTGATTTGGTTGGTGATCTAGGAAAATGGCAAGTAATTGTAAAGTTACCGTATCCGCCTTTAGGGTCTAAACGTATCAAAATGTTATTTGATGAGGATAAGGAATGGTATACAGCCCAAATGCTTAAGGGTTTAATTCAAGCATCTGGTCGCTGCACTCGTACAGCTGAAGATGTTGCAGTTACATACATATTAGATGGTAACATTGTTCGCATTCTAAAGGAAAATCATGATATATTGCCCAAACATTTTCTCGATCGTATAGTATAGTTTGTGTAAAAGCAATAAAAATATTGATGTTGTTATATTTTACTTTATTATTCTAATGATGTTATAAAACATCTGTATTAGTTTTGGCGAAACAAGAGGTTCTTCGGAACCTCTTGTTTTGTTATACCCCAAAGTAAGTATCATTGTGAAATTTGAGACATATCATTTTGAAATTAAAGATATCTTAGCACAATTTATAAACGCGTTTGACGAAGTTGTTATATCCCGCTTTGATAAAGACCGCAACGTGGTAGATAAACTTGAAGTACGATATGTATATGCGCCAAAACAGAGAGTACTACATGATTTGATTAATAAAGCCCAGCATATTACTCTACCTGTAGTTGCTTTAGTTATTACCAATATTACTCGCGATACTACTCGTGTCTTTAATAAAATAGCTGGTATGCAGACAACTTCGGGTAGTATAGCATCAGCACTAAGAGCAGGTACAATGCTCCAACCAGTACCTATCGATATCACGGTTAATATGAGTATTTTAACACGATACCAAACAGATATGGATCAAATTATAACCAATTTTGTACCATATAATGATCCTTACATTACAATTTCATGGAAGAAAAGTAATGATAATGGTAGTGAAATACGCAGCACTGTACATTGGTCAGGAAATTTAGCTTTAGATTATCCTATTGATTTAAATAGCGCGCAGCCAGCTCGTGTGGCTTGTGATACTTCATTTGTAATAAAGGGTTGGTTGTTTAAATATGATTATCTATCTTCTGGCTATATTTTTAATATAGATTCTGAATTTACTGCAGTAAAACAGATAGAAGATTTGGATACAATGAATGCATTACGCTCAGCTGATAATACAGATTCTCGATGGATACATGGTTATCCACAAATTACATTTGTTGCACCATATCTTACATCATTATCTAATCCAGTATCAACGTTTGATGTATTTGGTAGAATGTTTGATGATACACAATATGTTTGGGTAAGTGGCAACACATTTGTTGAACCAATGGTTGAGCAGAACCCGTTTGATGGAAATTATCTCGAAACATCATTTCCAGCATTTAGTGGTGTACCTGTTGAGTTTCATATAGATTCTACAAATTTATTAACATTTACTATGCCTTCGTTATCTGCTATCGGAAAAGTAGATATAATTGTTGCAAATAAAGCAGGATATAGTATAATGACTGTGGATACTACAAGTCTTTCCAGTACATATCAATATCCGTTTTCAAATGGTATATCTGTCGTATAAGTATTCTTGTAGTTATTGATTAGCTTACAGAAAACTCTAAATACTTAAAATGGCCCATTTTCCAAGCTCAGCACCAGGTGTTCCACCATCAACACCAGATGGTAACGTATCGTTCGGCAAACAGTTTCTAAAAAACTTGGTTGGCCGTATGCCATATTCTAAGGGTTCTGTCATTGATAATATTGAAGAGCTCAATCCAAAGTTTAAGCAATTTTTTGATTTGGGTTCGCGTCGTGAAGAATTAATTAAAGGCCAATCCATTATCGCTGCACCTATGACTGGTGATGATGCAGCATCTGGTATGATTATAGACAAATCATATCATAATTACATGTATGCAACTATCGATCGCGATAAAGGCAAACGCCTTCGTGATTATCGAGTAATGGCTGCACATGCAGAAATGTCTCAAGCGCTTGATGAAATCGCAGATGAATGTATTGTTAAAGATGAAAATGGTGATATTATTCGTTTAGAGGTTAAGAATGAGCAACCAGCTGTTAAAGATACGATTCAGAAAGAATTTAAGAGATTTATTGATAACTATGATCTGGAAGATAAGGGCTGGTCATATTTTAGAGCATTCTTGATTGATGGTGAGCTTTTTTTTGAGAATATTATCCATGATAAACGACCAACAGCTGGCATATTAGGTATCGTTAATGTTCCAACTGAATTGTGTAATCCTATATATGACAATGTACAGAACTCATTGATTAAAGGATTTTTGGTCAAGAAGGTATTAACTGAATTAGAGCGTCGCGAAGTAAACAACAACACGACAGAAATTCTCATACCATTAGATAAATCACAAGTCACGTATATTCATTCTGATATTTGGAATGAAGATAAAACAGTACGTCTTCCGTATCTAGAACAGGCTCGACAACCATATAAGAAGTTATCGTTGATTGAGGATAGCATTATTATATATAGACTTGTTCGCGCACCAGAACGTTTAGTATTCAATGTAGAGGTTGGTAATATGCCACAACCTAAAGCAGAAAACTATCTTAAACGTTTAATGCAGCAATATTGGACGAAGAAGAGTTTTGATGCATCACAAGGCAAATCTGGTAAAGGCGTAGGATTATATGATCCACAAAGCATGTTGGATAGTTATTGGTTTGCAAAGCGTAATGGTCAAGCAGGTACAACAGTAGAACAATTACCTGGCGGCGCAAACCTGGGCCAACTTGATGATCTTAATTATTTTCTTCGTAAGTTGTATAAAGCTCTTAAAGTCCCATCTAGTAGATTAGACCCTGATGCGCCTTTTACAGATGGTGCAGAGATCACACGCGAAGAATTGCGCTTTGCAAAATTTATTATTCGGCTACAAAGACAATTTGCATCTGGTTTAAAGGATGGTTTTATTGCGCATTTGAAGCTTCGTAACTTATGGAAGCAGTTTGAGATGAAAGAATGGATGGTAAATCTATACTTTAATCCACCAAGCCACTTCCACGTTATGCGCGAACAACAGGTGTTATCTCTTAAACAGGATAACTATGATAAGATGTCGCAAAATCCTGGTTTATCTGTAACCTTTTGTCAGAAGAAATATCTCGGATATAATGATGATGAAGTTAAAATCAACCGTGAGTGGATGAGAAAAGATGCTGCATTCTTGTGGGAGATTGAACAAATTAAGAGTTATGGTCCAAATTGGAAGGAAGCAGCTCTTTCTAATGCACCATCTGGCGGAGAAGAGGCAGCTGGTGGTGCAGCACCGGCGGGTGGAGGTGGTGGAGGTGGAAGCTCATTACCACCAAGTTTTGGTCCAGGACCACAAACTCCAGAAGCACCTGAAAGCGGAGAAACTCCAGAAGGTGGAGAAGAAGCAGAAGCACCAGAAACAGCACAACCAGAAGCATAATTATGGCAAACAGTAATAATACTTTAACTATTGGACCATCTGCGTTCCTTTCAACTAATTTAAATCATCGCATTAAATCATATGATTTATTGGGTGAACGTATTTTATTTGAATTGGGTGCACCGCTCATTAATTTAGAAATCGCATGTCCTGCGCTTTATGATTTTATTGCACAA